TCCATTTGTATAACGCTAGGGTCACTAGTCAAAGAAGTTGAAGTTGTAGTATTTACTGTAATTGAATACAATGCTTTACCGTTCCAATTAGGTGGACTATACTGCAACGTTCCACCTTGCGACGGAGGGGTTGTTGCGCCGATTTGTGTAGTAACACTAGGCATATACTGACCTTGTTTGCACTAAACTACGTTTTGTTTGCAACGCCGTATGACGTTCAATTCCGTCAGTTACCGCTTTACTGATTTGATCTGGAGTTGCGTTAGTTCCTTGTACATTCACAGTTACACTACCTACATGAGTTTGTGATCCGCCGCCCGAATAATTGCCTTGAAATCCTCTCATGCCGCGTTCGTACTCGTTTAGCGGCCCTGTGAAGTATCCGCCGTTTTTCAAAGCTGTTGCGTAATCATCAACGTTACCAGCGCCCAACGCTCCACTGTAACGCCGTTTAATCAAACTTGCGTAATCTTGAGCAAATTCGCTTATTGAACCGTAGCTTTTATAATCCTCACCGTTGCTGCCCGGAACGTTGATACCTGCAAGATTGTTCAACGATCTTGCACCGCGATTGGTAAAGTTTCCAGTTTCGTGCGCCCATTGCGCGAACACAATACTGGGGTCAACTCCCAATTGTGGGCCTACCAGCGCCGCCGCCGCCCGCGCTTGGTCTTCTATACTGCCCGTTCCTGCCCCTGCAAGGCCGCTAGAAGCGTCCTCTATGCCGCCGCCGCCCTGCGACCTCACATAGTCCATTGCAAAGCCAGCGCCGCCAAGTGCCGCCGCTCCAATCAAAGCGCCCGCTGGACCCCCTACTTCAAATCCGCCAATTCCTCCCACAATCAAACCTAGAATGCCTCTATGATTTTCCAACCAAATCAATCCTTCAATTAAATCATCAACGGCATTTATAACATGGTCAATTGCCCGCATGAATTTTTCCCACGCTGGCATAGACGCGCTCATTGCGTCTGAATCTCCAGCGATACCGTTAACAAGGTTTGCAAAATCCAATCCTAAATTCCATAGCAATATGCCTGTATCCTTCAATACTCGCCATACATCTTTCAGTATAGGCAGTAAGTAGGTTGTAAATTTCATAGACCATTCTGGAATGTTCTTTATAATCCAATCATTAAGCTGGTGCAGCTTTGCAATGAAATCGCCGCCGCCCATTGCTTGAAAGATATTCTTAGCTACACTCATCACAAAGTATTTGAATTCAACTTCTAGCCTAGTAAATTCAAACATTACATCCCGAATTTGACGCATGGAACTTTCGTAGTCGCTGCCCAATCCAGCAGATAGCAACCCTTGGTCTTTTTTCAATTGCTCATAACGGCCATGTAATTCAGGATCGAAAGCAATAGCTTCTAACGGTTGCCCTAACGCATCAAGAGCCATTTTCAATGAGCGGGCTTGTTGAGTATTCAAGAACATTCGCTGTCCAAACAACCGATACTCTTGGTCAGCTTTAGCAACTTCAACAAGCGTTCCAACAACAGCCGTTCCGATACCTACAAACATACTTGTAACAGCGATCTGCCATTTAAGCAAATCAGCGCCCATTGTGAATGTAGAGGCTTTTACAAGGTTTGCGGCTTGCTTTAATTTACTCTCGAATTTGAGATATTGACCTTCGTTTGCATCGAAGCCTAAACTTACGAGATAGGATTTTAACGCTTTTACGTCAGCCGCCATGCTATCTACTCCTTGACCATTCCTGAAATCTGTACTCGTTCAAGTCTTTGTTGGTCAAGATTTCATGTGCGGTCACTAAGTCGTCAAACGTATATGTACCGTCTGTAGCTTCGTGTTGCCTCCATAATCCCTCAGCAACTGGACGGTACAAAAACTTATCAATGGTTGGAAAAGGTATTCGCTCGAAACCCTCTCCACTGCTAGTTACAGATTGTTGAATCCCCCGTTTAAGAAAAAAGGGGAGAGATTGGCGAAAAGTGACTGTGAAGTTAGAAACACTACAGTTTGAATGTCCGTTGCTAATTCAGGAATTGCAAAGGTTCCGTTTGCCATGAGTACCGGCAATACAACCTCTTCTTCCCCAACAGCCGCATATTGACCACAAACGCCCAATGCGTGTTTTTGAACCTTAGCAAACAATTCTTCATCAAGGTTCATCAGCATAACTTTGATTGCAGCGTTTGCCGCGCCTTCAGCAGCGATCTTCTTTTGCTCGTCTGTTTGTTCAACTTGCTCTTGAGCAGGTTCACTGCTTGTGTCAGCTTGCATAATCTTACGCAAGCTATCAATGAGTTTGAACAGCAACCAAGAACCAATATCCGCTTTCATCTTGGATATTTGATACCGTTTCTGGTTGACAATTACATCCTTGATTGGTTGAAGTTTCATTTCGCCTCTTACTGGTTAATCAAATTTGCTACCCTGAGAATCCAAGTCAAGTTACCGGGATTCTTGTCATACGCCTTGTCTGGAATCTTTGTAGGTATAATTCCAGTTGCAATATGACTAGAGCCGTCAAGTGTGTTGCGCAACAGCGCCGATGTACCGGCCCAATTGCTTATATCGCCGCCCGTTGCAGCGGTAACATGAAGATTGTGCCAGTACAAAAGAAACTTGTGAAAAACGCTCGTTTGCTGCACTTCAATTTCAAGTTCACCGCCGTTACCCGCAATGAATCCAGGCACATTAGTTCCATCCGCCGCAACGTCGATAACACCGTGATCCGTAGTGTTTCTAACAACGATCTTTCCAGCGCCAATTTCACCAGCAAAGGTGAATGCACCCGCTAAAGGAGAAGTGAACGCGCCGCTCAAATCCTTAAAACTGTAAGTGGTTCCAATCCCTGTAAACAAAGATGCAAACGGATTCGCCAATGCAGACATAAATTCCCCTTTACTGCTGTACTAAAACAGCGATAACAACTTGTTGTACAGCATCGGTTTGAATTGCACCTATGTAAATCGGAGCGGATGCCCGCTTTGCAGGTTTTGGAATTTGACCGTAAGACGGTGACGCGCTCAAGTAACCATTCGGCAAAGACATTCCAGCTTGCAATGCAATTGTTTGATTCGGAGCATTGCCAAACTGAATTGTTTTCCCAGTCCAAGTACCAGGAGAAAGAAAACCGCGATCCTTTGAAGGTTGGCAACCGTTGACATTTATCGCATGAAGCAATACAGCTTGCCCCGCGTCTGTGGTAGGAATGCCGTTGAACTGAGCTAGAGCGTTCGCGCCAGCATACATCAAATCACCAACCAGCATATCAATTCCAAGAACGTTATCGAAGTATTGCCCGGACCCTGTAATGCCGGTTGCGTAGCTGTCAAACGATCCGCCAAACAATCCATAAACATTGCCGTTGTTTCCTGTAAGAATGAGATACTGAGCCATTGTTATAGGCTCTGGAGTCATGCCTACAAGAACCTTGTTTGTGAGAGTGAAGTAAGAGTTGTTGAAGCCGGTATTCAAGCCCATTGCGAGTCCGGCCAAAGCCGATGCAATGTAAGCGTTATTAGGTGCGGCCCCGGATTGCGTTGTAGAGTAAACGCCCTGATAACGATTATAGTTACCGGCTTTAAGAGTAGTGAAAATGTCAGCTACTCCGGTCAAAGCATCCGCACTGTTGGTTGAAAAGAAATTCTGACAAACAGGGGAAGCTGTTTGTGCAAATTCACTCAACGCAATGTTATCAGCATCCGCCGCCGCCAATGCTGTAAACAGATACCACTGAGGGGCAACGATGCGGCAAGCCGTTACAGCTTGTAAAGGAGTTTCGCTATCGCCCTGTACACCGATCCAAAGATAGTAAGGTGTAGGAGATTGAGCTAAATACCATTCAGCGGCAATATATTCAGGATCAGTTATAGCGAATCCAAACGCAATCAATTGAGCGAGAATTGCAGTACCGCCAGCAAACTGTACAGCGCGAAGAGTTGTTGAAATCAACGCTGTACAGTTTGTACTATTACCAACAATGATGTATTGATTAAACTGCGGGGGGGCTACTGCATTCGGTTGAATCTCTACAGTAACGTTCACCAAAATCGAAGGTGGAAGAGTTGATACTGGCATTCTAAACCCCCTGTACTGTTACATCAAAATCTTTGTTATCGTTAGTTGCGCCGATGATTTCAACGCTGCTAACTCGCGTTACCGTTATTGTTTCGTTTACTTCTTCGTTGAAAATCTCTGCATAATCGCTTCGCTCCCACCATTGATTCTCGAATAACTCCGGGTTTCTGACAATGGCAGTTGAATCCGGCACAAGGTACAAACTATGTGAAGCAAGGGTATCATGCGGAAAGTCTTCTAACAACATGGATTTTATCAGCCTGAGGGAGTCAAAGGAATTCGGCCCGTAAGCAACGAACGCAACGCGCCATACTCGCGTGTAACTGCGCTTTTTCAACAGCAAAGTAGCATCAGCAGAATCGTTGCTGAAAGATTCATCACGAATGTTGTAAGTTGTAGGAGTTAGAACACATTGAATGAATAGCACATCATCGGTTATTGCAAACCCCGGAGCGCCTTTTTGCTCCCACGATGTTCTAACTCTAGTGTTATATGCAGGATCGTTGAATGTTACCAGTTCATCCGTTGACAACGTAGCTTGATTATTTAGAGTTATAAGCAGCGATTGTTCATCGACGGATACATCGGTAACAATTGTACCTACAGGTATGTTAAGCCCGATAGCTTCGAAGCCGGAAGCGATATTAGCTGCTTTAAGATTGGTTGAAATTATATTGGATTGATTGACTAACGAGCAAAATAGGTTGCAACCGCAAGTTACGCCAAGAATTTGATTTAGCAGTAATTGAAACACTGTATCTATTTGCTCTGTAGTTAGAGCAGAGGATGTGAGAACTTGACCGTTTTGGAAAGTTGTTGTTGTCATTGCCCGCTAATCCTAATTCCAATTGCTTTGTAATATCCAAAATCTTCCCAAGGAAACACCTTTACTAGTCGATAGGTTTGATTGTGATGGTTAATCAAATCGCTGGTTCCGGCAAACCTATCGTTAACTCCAAAAGTATGTGTTTCATATAGCGGTTGCTCAGAGTGAAAAGATAATGCACCAGTAAGGCGATCCCCTTCCGGTACTTGCTCTAACTCTTCCGGTGTTGAAGGTTGAATAACTCCCCATCCGCAAACTTCAATTGTCTCATTGACCCATTTACCGGCTTTCCACGATCCGCCGCTAGAGCGTGTAATCACAAACTCTTGAGCAAAATCCGGGTCACTGACAATAGAACCAACGTTAATCATATTTCCTCAACATGGGTAATCGCTCTGCGCATTTCGCCAGTGTCTATTAACGGGGTATTGATTGAGTCTAATTCAGTCGTGCCAAACAGCGGCATATTTTCAGCAACTGAAGCTAGTGTTTTCAATGCTTTCCTCAACCTTTGCCCGGTCAGCTTTGCTAGCTTACGCCGAATTGTTGAAGGAGCATTTTGCCGCCATCCGTTTCTAGGATCGGTAAACCATCGCTTCGCTCCGGTTGCTCCCAACGTTCCAACCTTTTTCAAGGTTGTTTCAGCTTTATCTTTTTGACCATCCAAAACAAAACTTGCAGCTTCATGTAATCCTTCTTCTAAAGCTATATGATTTGCTTCAATGCTAGGCTCAATAACAGGTCTAGCTGGAATGTGTCTTAGTGGTGATCCGTTCGTGTGAATGAAAAGCAGTCCAGCATTGGTAACAGGTTGCCCCGAACGTGATGTTTCAGCTTCAGGTATTCCAACGTAAACCTTTGCGTTCTTCAGCGTTCCCATCGCCTCTTTAATGAAGCCGAATCCGCCGCTTTCCGATACTGTTATGTTCGCATTCACGGCCACCACTTATCAAGCAATTGAAACGGCATTAGCAAGAACGCGCCGCGCAACGCTCTTATTGAGTTAATCATTCTGCGCTCATACATACATTGCAAATCATCTTGAGTTACAACGCAGTACGGCGGAATGTACAGAATGAAATTCAAAGTAATAGCATCCCACCGGACCCAATTGCTTTAGCGAACGTTGCAAATTGTTGACCGTAAATTGTGAGTTGATACGATCCCCAATCTTCCAATCCTTGTAACACTTGCGTACCTACAGATACATCCCCTGTGCTTTTACTTGTTTGAATTCCAATTGCCAATCCCGCCGATGCAACTTGACTAGCTGTACTGCCCGGACCTTGCGCGAACGCCCGTAAAAACAATGTGCAGTAATGAGCAACGTACAACCCCATTGCAAGGTACCACATTTCGCACCAGCGTTTTTCTTGAATGGATGCGGAAGCGAGATTGATATAAGCCTTCAAAATCCTAACTGGGATCATAGGCTTAGTGTAAACCTTCAGTTCAAAGGTTCCTGCTTTGATTGTAGGTATAGAAATTGTCATTGAAGGATTGCCGCCAATTTGTATATCCACTTCAATACCGTTAGCTGTAGCCGGTAGAGACAGCGTTACGGTTGTACCTACAATATCAAGAATCACAGAACCGGGTTGAATTCCAACACCGCTTACAATCGCGCCGATGGTCAGTCCGGTTGAACTGTCAACAATGATGTTCGCGTTGCCGGTTGCGGTTATTGCTTTCGTTTGAATAGCTCCGGGCGTCACCAGGGTAGTAACCGCGCCGTCTACGATCCCGGGCCCTGCCACTAGCAGCCCCGCCGTGAGGCCGCACACGGTAGAAAGGTCTGTTACCAACCCCGTAGAGCCGTCAAGCGTTCCTGTGACCGATACAGGGCATCCGGCAAATTGGGGATGATAGGAAATGAAGTCTGAAACGCTATACGGCGGATTTTGACCAATTGCAACGTTTGAAACTAAACCAACAAGGGACAGTAAGCCGGTTGACTCGCTGCCCCAACCCCAACATTCGGAGATGAATTGGTCTAAATCCTGATAAGCCATTGATTATTTCGCCAATCCCGATACACTACCGCCCCAACCCATTTGTTTAACTTCTTTGGTTTTCTTTGCGGGAACTTCGCTGATTACTTTTACTTCGATTATTGAACCATCAGCAACGCCCATATCAAACAAATCATCATCACGAATCCAATCCGGTACAATTTGCGGATGAGAGCTAGGTGTAATTTTGTGAGTTTGTTTGATAACAGCAACTTTTTCTTTTGTGGTTGGATTTTCAACAATGTCATGTTGAATGAATTGGAAGGCTTTTGTGCAAATAATCTGCATTGTTTTTCCCTTTCATGTTGTTAGGGGCGACGTTTCCGCCGCCCCGCCTTGTCTCAGTTTCAGAAAGATGGATTAGCTAATTCCATCCAAGTAAAAGAATGACTGATTACGAAGGAACTGCACTTGACCAATGCAACCATTAAACAGCGTAACGTAAGCGCCGCCCTTGTCAGTTGTTGGAATGGTGAACACCTTGCGCGCCGGTTGCGGAGCGTGTAACTTGACATTCTTTTCATCGTTGCGATAGAAACAAGCCCTACCGCTGTTGCCGCTTCCTTGTGTGCTAATCCAGGGATTAGCAACAGGCTTGAATTTGAAGTCAACACCGGAAGCCTTTGCAATGTTATTAGCTTCGATGTACGCTCCAACACTCGCATAACCTCCAACTGTTCCAAGTACAAACGGTTGAAACAGAGTGTTAAAGGCTACATAATCAAGCAAGCAAGAATCAGGATAAGCAGCATTCGCGTAAACCGCTTGCGCAATTGCCTGAGACAATGCGAAATTCACATCCGCTTGAATTTGCAGCGGCGTCTTTGTACTCCACAAACGGGATGCACCTGTGCCAGTTGCCGGCGCCAGTGAAGAATTCACACCCGCGTTATTGTTGAGCAATCCAGGTTGACCCATCCAACCGTTGTAAGTAACAACCTCCATTGCCTTGTTCCAAACCTCTTGTACTCCCTCTTCAAGCAACGATTGAAGAGAGAACGGAGCAGGTTGCCCTGTTTTTGAAGCCGTTTCCAACTTTTCCAGGTCAAGAACGGTAATGGTAAATCCTTGCGCCCAAAGCCAAGTCTGCCAAACGCCTTTAGTCAAGTTAACTTGCACTTCGGGAATATCAGTGTTATTGGTATCCTGCAAACCGTATTGATTACCACCAGTTGTTCCAAAATCAGACGCATAAGCAGTAAGGTAATCAGGAAACCCGCCGCCAAACTTGACGGTAATATCTCTTGGATGAGTCATGCTCGAAAGAGGTTTAACCAATTGCGGCGAAGCCAATTCAAGCTGTGCGTTCAACCAAGCAAAAGAACCTGAGTTTGCAGCATCGAAAGCAACGTTACCCGATCCGCTTTTAGTGAACATTTTCAATTCCACCTTTCAAGTTAAGTTTGCTTTCAATGCCGCCCGCTGCGTGTAACTAAGCAGCAACTCTATTCTTCAAGGTGATTTCAGCAGTGTTGTTTCCATCCATCACCCCGGTTGTAAAAACAACGTCCGGCAATCCAACCGTAAGCAACGCTGAAACCGTAAGCGTAAATACGCTTGTGTTGTCAAAAACAATCGAACCTTGCGTAAGCAGGAAAGAAACATACTTGCTTGCAAAGTATGAAGTCTTACCGGCTGTTGCAACAATTCTTCCGTAACCGATAACGTTGCCGTTTGCGTCAGTTACCTTGTAAGCAGTTGCGCTAGTGAAGGTAACAGTGTACGCTTCGTTTTCAGCGCCCGCGCCGATAACTAATCCAGTTGCAGTACCGTTGCCCGTTCCGGCCAAACCAGCGGCAATGGTGCCATCAGCAATTGCTTCAAAGCCTCCAACAATGCCCGCTGGAATTCCACCATTCAACGCGATACGAACAAACACCGGGCTTTGAGAAACCGGAGTACCGTTATTGATTGTAACTGGAATTGAGCCGCGCTCAAGAATTCCAGCCAGTTGACTCTGAGCAAAGCTACCAATATAGGGGCTTGCCGCCGTATTACCCAAAGTTGAATAATTCAAGTTAGTCTTAACGTTACGAACAGCAATACCGGCAAAGTTACTGCCGTTAAAGTTGCCGCCGCCGTTAATGAAGTCAGCTAGGCTTTGAACTGTTCCCCCTGTTGAATCAGGAATGATTACAGCGCCTTCGCCAAACTTGATAGGATTAGCCGTTGTTGGCGATACTTGACGTGCGTGAATAACACGCTCTCCAACACGCGAAACGTTTCCAGGAAAACCAAGATTCAAAGCCAAAACTGGAATTACAGTGCCGAAGCTAGGCGATCCCATAGCGTTTTCTCCCATCGAAGTTATGAAACGTTAAGTTGAAACTTCAACCAGCTTTAGCTAGTTGCGTTGCTTCTTTCTTTCTGCGTAAGCAGATTCAATCTCAACAATTGCTTTACTTGCAGCCGCTTTTTGCTCAAGAGCATCTTTGCCGGTCGTAGCAGCGGCCTTTGCTACAGCGCCGTATCCGCCCTTGCTACCAGTTCCGCCGCTTGAACCTGCAACAATTCGCACAGCAGTATCAAACGCGCCAATCAGCTTCTTATCCTTGGAAGCTGCAACATGAGGCTTCAGCGCCTTGAATACCGCAACAGCGCCCGCTTTGTAAGCAGCTTCGTCAGTAGCAGCGCCAGTTGATTCAGGACGATCCGCCGGTTCAATAGTTAACGCTTCGAGAGTTTCATCCTTGATTGGTTTTTCAGGATAATCTTTTTTATTTTCTTCACCAGCAACCGTTTCATCCTTCGTTTTGCCCGCGCCGCCAAACATGGTTTTCAACTCTTCCATATCGGCGTCAGCAGCATTCATTTCCTCTTCTTTGCTATCAAGCATACGATCCAATGCGTCATGAAAACGCTTGCGATCTGTAGCAGCAGCATCTTTCGCTTTAACAGGAACTTCGCAATCTTCAGCCTTTTTAGGCTCTTTTTTCTTCTCTTCTTTATTTTCAACTTCACTCGCCAATGCGTCAATAGCATCAGCAACCTCTTCGGGCTTTGCATCTTTGGCCCACGCCGCAATTCGCGCCTTTGTTGGCTTATTCAAAAGTCGATCCAAAAATGCACTCATGTTAAATACTCCCTTCAAGGTTTCCAGCGAATCTTTGATTGAAGCCTCTGTTCCCGCTCTACCGTTCTTAACAATTGCAACATGATTTCCAATTATATCAACTTGTAAGAGCAGGTTGCCTTGCTTCAGTACATGGTAATTGTACCCACAGGATAGCTCCCTTAGTCCAGCATTTATTTTGTCAATGAGATTTCTTGACTTGACAACCAAATCAGCAAGCAGCGGCCAATCGCCGGACTCCAGGGCTTCGCCGCCCTTGCGCACATTCGTGATCTGCCCTTGCTCATGCTCTTTGACCGTATCTATATTGATAAGGTTATCCGGGTGTCCATCAGTAATGGACTTTGTTTCAAAACTAGCGATGGTATGCGGAGCGAATACTTCTTCGGGTGAACGATACAATTCAACTTCTTCATCAGCCCCAACAGTTACACCTTGCTGTTGGAGTTCCTCTGCATTTAGCTCCGAACCTTTGTATTTTTGAAACCCACTTCTTCCAATTACAGCGTTTTTGTAGATAACATAGTGCTCTG